GTCCTTAAAAGTCCGCCCGTGCCGAAAGATTGATCGGCCTTACGGGCGGCAATCGACGTCTCTTCCAGGGTCTTTTTCTGTTGCTCAAGTAGGCCTATTTTTTCCTGCAAGCGACCGATGGCCGCTTTTGACTCCACCTCGTCTTGCTTGCCTAAATCTTTTTGAATGGCCAATTGCTTGGCCATAATTTCCCGTGCCTGGGCCAGCTTGGTGTTTACCTCGTCAATGCTTGTGGCCGTGCTGCCCTTGTCGGCATTTAGGAGCTTGCTAAGTCCAAACCCCAAAACCCCCACAGCGGCGGTTATGGCAACGACGGGCAGGGAGAGTGCCCCGATAGCGGCCCCCACGGCCAAGGCGGCAATCTTGAGCGTTGCAAACCCTTTGATAACCGCGAGAGCGCCCAGTCCCAATGTGGATAGGGCCGTAATCGCGCCGGTAACCACAAGGGCGACTTTTAGCAGGGTCGTTAGGGTGCTCTTGGTTTCCTCGTCCAAGGCCTGCATTTTGGCCACAAGGGTAATCAGGCCATCTACAAGCTTGCGGGCGTCGGGGGCCAGGCGCTGCCCCATATCGACGGCCAGGGCCGTAATCGAGTTCTTGAGAATGACTGATCTATTATTCAGCGTGTCGAAAGCTTTTGCCGCCTCGATACTTAGCGCCGTGTTTTTCTGATACTCGCCTTGGGCGGTCCTGAGCGCCCGATTTACAAGCTCGGTGTTGTTGGCCAGGGAGGGCAGCACTTTTAGGATTTCGTCGCTTTTAAGGTCGAATTGCTCAAGCACTTTAACAACGTCGCCGCCGCCATCGGCGACGCCTTTTAATCCGCTCAAGAAGGCCTGAAATACGGCCGTACTGTCGTTTTTAAATGTCTTTTTAAGCTGGTCCCCGGTCATGCCTGTCAGTTGGGACAGCGTCGTTAGGCGCTCGCCCCCTGCGCGTATAGATGCGTCAATTTCTCGAAACGCCCGGCCTACCGCAGACCCGCCCAATTCAGCGCGAATACCAATGGAACGCATGGCCGTACCTAAGGCCGCGGCGTCTGTGGCGCTAACTCGGTAAAGGGCCGTGGCGCGTGCCACTTCGGTTGTCATCCGTACAATTTCGCTTTCGGTTGCCGCGAAGTTGTTACCTAGGGCCACGATGACTGACCCGAATCTGTCGATAGTCCCGACGCCCTCGCGAGTCACAGTCAGGATTCGGGTTAAGGCCGTGGCGGCCTCCTCTCCCGATAAGTCTGTGGCCACACCGAGTTTGGCCACGGTTTCGGTGAATTTAATTAGATTCTGTTCCCCGGACACGCCCAACTGACCGGCCGCCTGGGCGATGCCCAAAAGCTCATTGGCGGCCACGGGAATGCGCTTGCTCATTTCCTGAATGGCCTTACCGAAGTCCTGTAATTTTTTGCCTTCAATGTTCGTGGTCTTGCCCACACCCACAAGGGCGGTTTCATAGTCGGCAAAAGCTTTCGTTACGGTGACAAGCACAGCGGTCAGGGAGGCAAAGGCCAGGCCGGATATTTTGGCCGTGTCCGAGAGTACCTTTTCAAGGCTTTCGGTTTTCTTCTTTATCTTGTCGGCCTCGTCCAAGAAGTTCTTGGCATTGCCGTTAATGATAATTAGGAGTTCGTTTGTACCGGCCATTAGTTCACGCCTTTTTTATCTAAGTAATCCTGCATCAAACGCTTGTGCGCCTCTTTTGCCTCGACCTCTTGGTCGGCCTCTTGTTCGGGCGTAACATTCAAATCGACACTAACGCGGGGTTGTAGTTTTCGGCCGGCCAATGCGGCCTGAATCTCAAGGGCGGAGTAGTCGCCCTCTTGCACGCCGTTTAGGAGCAAATGCAATTGACGCAGGGTCAAGTTGTAGAACTGTTCCAGGGTGAACCCATAGGTGCGGGCCAGCTTATCGTAATAGGACACGTAAGACGGTGCTTTTGCCCCCAATGCCTCGGCCTGCTTGGCCAGTATTTTCATACGTTCGACGTTCTTGATAAGGGGGGCAGAATTGATGAGGGTTTTTCTGAGAGCGTCGTAAAAAGTCCCGCTCTGCTTAACCACAAATGCTTTGCCCATGCCTAGCAAGTACGTTTCGAAATCCGAGTACAAGGGCCACTCGCCTTTGTGCGCAAGTAGGTGCCAGATAACCTTAAAAAGCACGAGGCCCTTATCGCTGTTTCCGCTGGCCGCGAGTTCCCCCATGCGATTAGTGGACCCAAAATTTTCAATGGCCCAAACCTCGTCATCAAGCGTGAAGGCCCTCAGGGTGAGGGTACTAGTGCCCAAAACGAGCGTTACCGCTGCGGGCCTAAGTTCGTGAATCTCTATGTCCATGGAAAAAGGATAGTCACAAGCGGGGGTTTACGCCATGTCGAATATGTATTACATTCCTGTAATACTAGGGGGATACATGAGACTAAAACTTGAGGAAAATGACAGCAAAAGCGAGCACCTGAGGGCACGCTGCACTATAAAACAGTTCTACGACATTAAGAAAAAAGCGATGTTGTATTGTGAAGGGAACATGTCCGAATTTATGGTATACGCCTCAACTAACTACACTCCGGGCCGGGATGAGCTTGTGAACCCCCTAGATTGGGGGGCAACACGCCCGGAGAAACGCGGACCCAATAAGAAGAACCGAAAGAAATAAAGAGGGGACCGCTATGGGCCCCCTCAAAATTTGGACTGTGCGCGAATCCAGGTAAGTTAGGGGTGTCCCCCTGACTGTTTTATACCCCTCTCTTAGCGCGGATTGTTGCCACTTTGTCCGATACCTCGTCATAGACGAGCTTCATTGCTAATTCTGGAATTGCGAAAGTGTTTTCTTCAAAAGGCATAGGAAACCCGGAACCCAAAACTTTATGCAGTTCGAGTTCGAAGGTGTCGCCGTTGGCGCGCTTCTGGCCTACGCACAATTGCTTGTGCTCAGGGAACAGAGTGGACGCTTTACCGATGGTGATTTCACTTAGGCCCCCGTGCGCGGAACGCACGTTGAACGCGGCGGTATCCCCTACGGTCATTGCGATAGTACCTGCGCCGCCGGTGATTTCAACGCCCGTGCCGGGAATGGTCACGTCTGCGCCGGTCACAATGGTCAACGGGGTAACGGTAATTTTCAGAGTGTCGTCAACGTAGGCCAGTTCGGTGCCGCCTGCTTTTTTAAATTCCAGGTCGCTCAGGGCGAACACGTCCACGGTCGTGGCACTCACGGCCTTGATAACGTACAGGCCATCTTTCAAGTCCGCAGCGGTTACCATGGCAACAGCGGCGATACCGGTAGCGGCCACGAGGTCGCCTTTAACGTCGGCGAGTCCGTTTACGGTTCCGGTTAGACTTGCGGCGCTTGCCACAACAGTCGCGCCCAGGAACAGTTCGAACAAAAAGTCAGGCATGGACTTCACGTTAGCGGTCCACTCGGTCGAAATCGTCTTGGCCTCAACTGCCCAGGCAAACTTGTTAGACCCGCCGAAGAGTTCTTCAAACTCGCTCGTCAGTGTCATAGTACCGCCGCCAACGACCTTCAAGATTCCGTACGGTAGGCCGTCGGAAAGTCTGGAAGGGCATATTGAGTGGATACCATAGTTAATTCGGTTGTATTTTACGTCGCCCATTTTAAGTTCCTCGTTTTTGTTAGGTTAACTTGATGTAATCGAGGCCATCACGTTAATCCCAATTGATAAAATTACAGCTCGGTTGTCATAAGGAAAGGCCGCTGGTTCGAGGCTTTGCACCAACGGTTTACTGTAACCCCGAAACACATCGGAATTTTTTAGTATGACCTGTTTGACAGCACGCTGATAACGAAACAATTTGTAAAGGGTGTTCGCCCGGTCTTTATCGCCGGGGTCAAAGGTCGCTATTTGAAGCGTGACCATAATGTTCTCTTTGAACGATTCCTCGCTTACCTGCGCAGGCGCGGCGGGCATGATTCCGTACATGAACCAAAACCCCTGGAAGTTCAAAATGCGGGAGTCTAATGTGGTGAATAGGTAGCGGTCGGCGGATATGGCATCCAGCACAATGGTGTCGGCCTTATCCGCATTCACGAGGGTGATTTCCCCGTTAAGCTTTGCTTTATAAAGCTCCTCAAGGTCCCGGATAACAGATTCAGCGTCGTAAATGTTCATAGCACACGCCCGGTTACAATTTGGGTTAAGTGGTCGTCCACAATGTTAATCCACCGTTCACGCCGCCCTGATATGCTTGAATCTTGCGCTTGATCGCCCGGCCCGCCGTCAATGAATAGAAACTTTCTCTGAGGGAGGGTAGTCCTACGTTCATCGGATTGATGAAACTTGCCGTAAGGCACGGTAGTCCCAATTTCCATGGACCCCCGTCCGAGAAAGAAGTGCGAATACTTATGGGAAGGACTAAGCGTCGATGCACTAAGGTCGCGAGTTGCGCCCACAAGCAGAGGGTAAGCAAACCCTACCTTCTTAGTTTTGCGTTCCTCGGCGACCTGCCTGCGCGTTTTTCCAGACGCCAAAACCTCTGTGCTGTTGAAGCCGCCCAGGGGGGGATATCGCCCCGGCCCTTTGAGGGTAAACAGCTTCTTTTGTGAACGGTAAAAATCCGAGGCGATAAGACGAAATGGTATGCGCAAGTCCGAAACTTGATCGGCCAGGGCCTTAAGGCGTCCCTGGAACTCCAGACGATTGGCCACTTCCCATTTGAAATCATTCACCAAGCATCAACTCCCTTTGAGAACTGACGGCCTTCGACGGCCTGTAACGAAATGGTGTCTTTCTGCACGTTCATGCCGATATACTCGGCGTCTGGTAGGAGCATGTCGGGCGCGGGGCGCTTACCGTCTTTCCCGCGCTCGGGGGCAATGCGGCCCAAAAGTTCCATGGCGTCTTTTTTATAGCTGGGTTTCTTGTCGCCCTCGGCATAGCTGTTAAGCACGTCGTCCACTACGGCGGCGGCCAGTAGGCGTGAGATTTTTTGCAGGAGCACTAGCGATTTCGGGTTATCAAGGGCCGTCAGGGGAAGGGTATAGACGCCCGTTATAGCGCCATCAATTGTGATATCCGCCTCGTCAATGAACTCCTCGATACTAGCGTCGGCCACAGCGGCATTATCGGCGGGTGCCACAAGGTTTCGAAACATGGCCTTGACTTGCTCTTTGGTGCTGTAACTCATTGGCGCTTCCTCTCTTCACGTACCAAATATTTAATATCTTCCCGCATTTCTTTCTGCCATTCCCTGAGCGTGCCCACTTCGCTCTTTATAGTCGAAAGCTCCATGAGTGTGCTGGCCCGATAACTATCGTAATCTATTTTATTAGGCGTTTCGGCCTTAGATGCGAAGTTACCGAAGTAGCTAGAAATAAGGAACGTAATCACAGACACCGCGCCCATGGTAAGGGTCGTTAGGAGCATCCCTATGATATCGAAATCCTTTTTCTCTTCCACTTCGCGGCCCCTTACTTTTTACCCTTAAGCGTCAACGCCCCGTGGACATTCGCGGCCGCACTACTCATAAAATTTATCCACGGTATCAAACACGCGTATAAAAACCGATGCCTGCATGGTTGAATCGCCTTCGATCTTGTATTCGTTTTCAACCGTCAAGTTGTACCCGTTGGGAATGTACAATTCCCATTCGGGAATCATAATTTTTGAATCGTTCGCGAGTATGGAAAAATAGATTGTTGTCTGCGTGGCACCCCCACTGTCCAGTATCTTAACGATGAAGTTGTTGTTAAAGGAGCATGTGGCCAGCACTCCCAAGATGTAGTTGGCCCCCAAGACCCCGCCGCTTTTAAGCGGCGGGGTCTTAGCAAGCATGGTTAAGATTCCCGCGTTGTCTATTCTTCCCTCAGAATAGTATTGGGCCGCCAATGGCATATTACTCCCCCTCTGAGATATCTAGCGTGCGCCCGTTTGAACCCACTATGCAGAAAATCGCGCCCAGATATAAATCGTTTTTTCCTATGACTAAGTCCCCGTTGTTTTTTAACGGTATGCCCCGATTTAGCACCGCTGCCGAGCCCAGATTAATAAAAAATGTAGCCCCGCTGGTGTTGTTGAAGCGCACCCATTTCCTGTTGGAGTTTGCAGCAAGCACTTGCGTGCTCGTGTTTCCCGCAGGCGTTAACACGGTATTTGTGGCGGTACTCGCGCCCGAGCTTAGACGTAGCAAGCGCTTAATAAGGCCATTTAGGCCGCTTGTGGCGGTGTCATTGGTTGCTTGAGTTTCACTTGCAGGCCCTAATCTCAAGTTGGTTTCTACCAGTGTCGTGTTTAGCGTGTCCTGCTTGGCCGCTGTGGAAACCTTCCCGTCAATGGACGCGAGCGACACGTTCCCGGTATCCTGCTTATTTTGAATCGTTAGTGCGTCGGCGTTGGCGTCGCCTGCGGCCAACGCGATGAGGTTTTTAATATCCGTGGCGTCGGCGTTGGCGGCGGTCTTGAAGCTGTTCAAGGTCGCTTCACTTGCCGCGGCCCCGATATTTTCTAGTGTCGTTTGGGTATACAGGGCATCTTTTCCAGGTGCGGAAAACCAGGCCTTAACTCCGTCAATGATTCCCCTACTCACCCTTATTCCTTAGTGCTCTTCTTAGGAGCGTTATCTAACTCAAGCACTGTGAACCAATACTTACCGCCCTCGGTGTACAGCTCCTTAACCTCGTCCGGGGTTAAGCTGTACTCGGCAAAAACATTTGTGATGACGTGCTTTTGCAGGTGCATCTTGCCGTGCGGGTGCGGGCGGCGAAGTTTCAATTGGAATTTGGACTTATGCATAGGACCTCACAAGAAAGAGGGGGCCCGAAGGCCCCCTCGTCCGATTAGTTGGTGATCTTGAACATTTTCTGCCAAAGGCCGTAGCCCATGCCCATACGGTAATCGATACCGTACAGCCACTTTTTGCGCATGAATCCGTTTTCGGAATCGCCTTCCAGGCCGTTGAACTCGGGGGCCTTACGGTTTTGTTGAACCACAGGCTTGAGGCCGGGGGTCACGTCCGCAAAGTACCAGTCATTGACGTCGGTCAGGCGACCGCTGGCAACGATGGACTTAATTTTGCCCTTCATAGCGTTGGAGGTATTAGAAATCATCTCCAAAGAATTGAGGTCTTTGAAAGCAGATTCCAATTCGGGGGGGCAGATAACGCCAATTTGAATTTCCCCGTCATTGTAGATATTGCCCACGTCGTCTTTCAGACGCTTCATTTTCGCGACAACGTTTTCGATATCGGCCTTCAACTGTGCCAGCGTGGTGCCGGTACCGCTGATAAGGTTGGACTGGGTGCCTGACTGGCCTTCAGTGTGGGAGGCCGAGAAGAAAGGCAGGCCGTCGTAGCAAAGGCCCGCAGTACCATCAACCAAGAGTTGGAAGAACACTTTGCGAGGGTGAATCTTTGCTTTGCGGGCCAGGTCGTCGATACGAATGTTGGTCGCGCCCAGGCGGTCGTCCATGATTGCGTTACGGTCAACGCCAAGGGTTCCTTCATAGTCTTTGTTTGCAATGGAGTATTTGAAGTCATTTAGTGACTTCACTTTACGTTCATCGACCCACTCGGACAGTTCGGGCGATTGGCCTAACCAACCGTACTCCTCGTCGGGTCCATCGGACTCGGTTTCCATGAGGTAAGGTTTAATTTCGCTAGGGTCCTCGGCATTGCCGAAGGCCTTTACGAATCGGGCCCTAAGGCCTCGCAGGACGGTAACGGGATTAACAACAAACATTGCTCGTCTCCTTTCTTAGATGTTAGAAGGTTGCGTTGTTGATCTTGACCATGACCTTAGTCGCGGAAACAAATTCAACAATTTTGCCAACAAGCTGTTCGTTGGCCGCTTGGGTAGTGGACACGGTCTGGTCATCCGAAGCGTAGACGCTAGAACCAACGTCAGCTTGGGCCAGGCCTGCGCCTAGCATTTCGAAAACGCCTTCGGTTTCCACGCGGCACGTTTTAGCGCCTGCGGCCCCGGCGGAGTTGTCGATTTGCTCATAGGCAACCCCGGCAAACTGCGCCCCGGCCTCGGCGGCGCAAGGAGCAAGGAAACCGGCGGCATTGATTTTAACCAACGCGCCCTTGTAAAGAATGTCCGAAGCGACAACCGGGAAGGCGACAAGTTTGCCGTCCTTTTGGTCGAGGTCTTTATTTGCTGCGAGTGCAGTCATGACTTAACTCCTTATTTAGAAAGTTTATTGGCCGCGATGTACTCTTCTTTGGTCACGCCCGCATTTTTCATAGCGCGCAAGTCCCCTTCGGAGAGTTCGACATCTTCAACAGGGCCGCCGCCTTTGGCGGTGGTGTTGAGTTTAGTTCCCAAGGCCAACACATCTTCGAAAGACTTGCCTTCGTTAAGTGCTACCAATTGGGCGGCATTGATTTTGTTTTCGCTAAAAAGCTTAGTGTTCTTCACTTCTTTAGCGGCCTTTTCTTGGGCCTCTTCCATGCTCTTAACCTTGTCGCTCAACTCGGTGTTGCTAGCGCGCAGGCCTTCGAGGACTTTGGTATTGGTGGATAAGGCCACTTCGGTGTCCCTAAGTTTGTTAGTCAGGTCCAGCACTTTGGTGTTGTGCTCGGACAAACTGACCGTATCTTTATCGGCCATCTCATTCTCCTGTTTTTGGTTAAGCTCGGTGATTGCATCCATTTTCAGAAATGGATAATTGGTAAGCGCACCCCCCATCAACGTGGGCCCGTGCTCGGTGCCCGTGTGTGGGTGAACGTAGTTAAATCGAAACTCGGGACTAAAATACCTGTACAACTTATCGCTTAGTGCAGTTATACCTTTGGCATTCCACGATACTTCGCCGTAAAGGCGTTCTTGATCTTGCGACCTAAACACACTCTTAAACCAACCGAAGGCCTCATTCTTCTTATGGTCCTCGTTCACAGCTAGATCGACGCCCGTAATTTTCAAGTTGAAATTACGTTCGAATGACTCCAAATCTTTTGCGGTTATCTTGAGTGCCCCGTAGGTTGCGTGTGTGCCTTCGGCCACGCGGGCAATTTCAATGATATAAGGCAGGCCCTCGGCAAGGGCGATGACGGCCCCTTTCTCGGACATATCAACGTTGTTAAATGCGTAATTGCCCATAGGCACAGAGGGGCGCAGGTCGGCGGCCTTAACCACAATGCCTCGGCGCAGGGTGATTTCGACCTGGGTGTCCAGGTCGACTTGGGCGGTCGATAGCGCGCCCGCGCGCCATACAGTACCGCCGTCAGTGATGGCCGCGGACCACTGGGAATGACTGTTAAGCCAATCCCGGGCCTCGGCCTCAAGTTTAAAAACTTCTTTGGAAAGTTGGATTTCGTAGATCATGGACGTTTCAGAAATCGTTAAGTCCCTTAGGAACTTATCGACGTCAACGCCCGCCTCAAGCATTTTTTGTTGTCTAATCTCGTCTCTTAAAAAGGCCATGTATCCCTCTTATTTTAAGTAGCCTATGCCCTTACAATTCGCGCATTCGATAGTTTCGCCGTTGGGCAGTTCGCGTACGCCCATGCCGTAGCATCTTGAGCACGTCACTAAATGGGCATTAACTCTTACGAAAAGTGGTCGCATAACGTGATACCTTCCTTGGCCTTGGCAGTGGGACTTAGACTAGACACGCTCAGTTTTTCCACGCCTTTTGATTCCTTCAAATTGGCGCGCAAATAACTCTTACAATTGTGGTGCAGCGGGGGACTGAAACGCAGCGATTCGGCGTCGTTAGTTTCAAACGTTGTGCCGGTTAGTTCCCTGCATACGAGCGTCTTAGGGTCGGGATTTGTGAACGTGAAGGAGTGGATTTCCTCAAGCACTTCGGGTTCAAAAAAGAATGCGTCCCGGCCTTCATTGACTACTGTGGCGGCGGCGTTGGCCCCTTTTACGGGCACAGTTCCGCGCTCAATATAATCGCTAGCTGTGGTTTCCATGGCCTGCTTGACCATAGCGGGGTCGGATACTTTGAGTTCCATGCTCGAAAACTGGAAGGCGACTTTGTTTGTGAGTTCTTCGACTGACGATTTTGTGATGAGGTCGGCCTGCTTGGCGATGAGAACTTGCATGTGGCCGGGAAGCTTTGAGAACTCATTAAGCTTAATGTCCCCCATGTCATTGCCGAACTTTTCCACAAGCCTGAGCATGAATTTTTCAGGGTTCGATAGTTTCACGTTCTTGCGCGTGGGCACTTCGGTGCGTGCTTGCTCAAGCGCCTTAACCGCCGTGGCCGTGAGTTCCGCGCGGAGTGCTTGACGCATTTTCGCTTGCCCGCCGGGTTTTACAAGGCCCGGGGCCTTTTGCTTATTGTTTTCGCTCAAAGAACCGTAACGATTCATGACGTCCGAGATGTACTTTCCGGCCGTGTAGCGCAGGGCCTCTTTGATGGCCTCGGCCACTCGCTGGCCTTGAAGGTCGATAAGCTTGTAGGGAGTCTTGGCGTCTTTCTCGGAGAGTTCTAGTTCACCCTGGGCAGCGGGGGCGTCGTCAGGGGCGGGAGGTGCGGGGTCGCCTTCGACGGGCGGCGCGCCCTCGGCCGCTTGGTTGTCCACCATTTCCCCGGCCATTTTCTTGGGCAGGTTGTGGGCCTGTCTAACGTGATCTTCCAGGCCCTCGTCCGGTATAATTACTTGGGCCTTCACGTAACCAGTAACCACTTCCATGAGTTCTTTCCCGGCGTCGGCGGTAATGCCGGAGTGGGTAAGCTCAGGGAAGGTTTCCAAAACGTCGCCGAAGTTCATAGCGCACAGTTGAGGAATGAGATGGGTGTTGATTGTTTCGCAAACTTTATCAGCAACACCGGCCAGGACTTTGTTAAAGAAATCTATGGACCCCTCCACACCGGCCTGGTTTCCTGAGTTTCCGCCGATGCCCATTTCCAGGAACATTGCGACTACGACGCCGGCCATTTCTTCGTCCTCGGCCTTAAGCACTACTTGGCACTTGGAAGGGTCGAAACCGTTCGTGGCGTTGTAGTTTAGGTTCCACCCGAAGGGGGTCATGAAATAGGCCTGCTCCGCGCCCGTAAAGGCAATAAGCTGTTCCCTGGCCAGAATCGCCTCGGCGCTATTCATCGCTACATCTTTCGGCAATTCCAAATGCGGGACAGGTAGGGCGGACCTCTCAAGGCCGATCATTTGCAATTGCTTGATGAGAAGCTTGCGGGTGTAGGGCCCGTAAAGCACTCGGCAAAGTGCTTTGCCCAGGTCCGCGCCTTTGCGCTTGTTAAAAAATATTAGGAGCGTGCTCCCGTCTAACCACGTATCGACTTCCAGGTCCCCGGCCTGCTTTTGGTTGACCCGCAATATCTCTTCGGTGTTAGGGTCAAATTCCCATTCCACAAGGGTGCGTTGGTCACGAAAGGCCAGATTAGTGAGGCCCGTGTAGGGCCCCATGGACTTGCTAATTTTGTTAGCGTGGATGACTTCAAATACGGCGTGGCCTTTGAAAACGAACTCAAGAATTTCTTCCAGCTTTCCTTTCCACCCGCCTGGCAGGTCTTTGAAGAAAATTTGTTTCATGAGGGCCGCGGCCTGGACGTCAGCGGGCGCATCACTTGCGGGTTTCACGTCCCACTTGGCCGACACTACGGGATTGACACACGCGGAAAAGACTTTGTTTACCTGCGTATCGGACCTAAGCATTTTCTCATAGATAATTTGCCCGGACGTACCTATCAGGGCGCTTATGTGATCGTCAGTGACAACGCCCGAAGAGATGAGCGTGCCCGAGCGGCCAATGGGTTTCATGTTGGTCTTGATGTTGATTTCAGACACAACGCTTGCGCCTGCGCCGCCAATCGTTTTTAGACTGCTCTGTGCGGTGGACTTAGCGCCTACTTTCCCTGCGGGTTTCTTAGCTGTGACCTTGTCTTTTTTAGCTTTAGCGCTGCGGCCAGGCGTTTTGCCGACCGGCTTGCCAGGCGGTTTGCCGGGTTTTTTTCTGGGAGGCATTAACACGCCCTTTTGAATTTTTGAATTAGGACTATCGTGGGGGGCGTTAGGGTTTTTGTCAAAATAGTTTTTATTTTTGAATATGCGAAGCGCCAAAAAATGTTTCAAATTCGCCGTTAAACGCTTTGGAAGGTCAAATGGGTGTTACCCCACCGGCCCCCGGCCCTAAAACCTCAGG